GCCAAATCATGATCCGTAATTTAAAGTTATAAAAGCATCGAAAACCATTAGCATTTCGGTGGAAAACCTTGATATGATTATTCAAATATAAAATATAGAGAGAAGAGAGAGAGGNAAGATATTTATAAAGGGCAAAGNTATGTTTACTCAACTTAGGAAATAGAAATAGATCAATTTATATTCTCTTGTCAATCGAATATGAACCTTAGCACTATATACCAAATATAGTAAAATGCTGAAAGATGTATGGAATGGCAACAGTTTTTTTGACAAATTTTATAAGGTGCAGAACTTCTTTCCGTATGCTATTCCGATTGTCCTTGACAATGAGCCTCCTCGGATGTGACGATCTTCGGCAGGAGCTAACAGTTAAAGTTAGACTGCCTCGCTAGCGTTAGCACATCCGAGCTCATTATCAAGGATTCGCTGCGCCAATCTCTGGTTACGGTAACCAACCGGTGTCTCGTAGCCAAGTGTACCGTGCAACCGAAGGTGGTTCCACCAATTGACATAGTCAAATAACTCCAAATCCAATTGTTGTAAGGTTTCAAATGTGTATTGATAGACAAATTCTACTTTCAACGACTTATAAGTTGATTCAGCTACGGCATTATCAAAAGGACAGCCTTTATGACTCAATGATCGATTGATGTCAAAAGTTGTTAATAATTCATCAATAGCTTGGTTATCAAACTCTTTTCCACGATCAGTATGAAAAATCTCAACCTCTGTCAGAGGTTGTTTGATACGGCTAAATGCTTTTTTTACTAGAACGGCATCTTTATGTTCTCCACAAGAATAGCCGAGAATTTCTCGATTGAACAGATCCAAAATGAAACAGACATAATTCCATTTTTTCCCGACTCGTACATAAGTCAAGTCTGTTACGATCGCTTCTAATGGGTTGTCTCTTAAGAATTTACGATTCAATACGTTTGTCGTTTTGGCTTCATTGCAAGTAGAATGATGTACTTTAAAATAAGCAACAGTATAGCTCGATTTTAATCCTCTATTTTTCATGATTCTACTAATTTTTCGTCGGCTGATCTGAATGCCTCGTTTTGATAAGGCTTTTTTTATTTTTCTTGAGCCGTAGGCCTTTCGGCTGCGGATAAATTCTTCAGCGACTACTTCTTCAAGTTCTGATTCGTCTTTCTTTGGTTTTGATTGATAATAATAGGACTGACGTGATAGACCTAATATTCTGCACATCGCTGATATAGGGTAAAGATGCTTATTCGCATCGATTACTTGTCTCTTCGTCCGAATATCAGCGCTGCTTGCTTTAAAATATCATTTTCCATTTCTAATTGCTGGTTTCTTTTACGTAGTTCTAACAATTCTTTTTGTTCAGGCGTAAGATTATCTTTTTCTTTGAATGAACCACTCGTTTTAGATTGCTTTACCCATTTGTCAAATGCTGAAGCCGTTAGTTCATATTCTCGAATGATTTCTACACGTGGCTTTCCAGCTAAGTAAAGATTGACGATTTGTTGCTTGAATTCTTGTGAAAAAGTTCTTCGTGTTCTCTTAGACATAAAAATTCCTCCTGGTATGTTTTCTTCTAGTCTACACACCTTAATTTTTCTGTCTAGTTAATTGTAGCCTATCCACTAAGCCAATCCCATAGAGTGTAGCCTTAGACCTTCGGTCAGGATATTGATACTAGCGTTGATATCTCGGTCATGATGAGTATGACAAATAGGGCAAGTCCATTCTCGAATTTCGAGAGATTTCTTGCCGTCTTTATGTCCACAATTCGAACAGATTTGGCTAGATGGAAACCACTTATCTACTTTGATGATTTTCCGACCGTACCAGTCAGCCTTGTATTGTAATTTAGACACAAAACTAGACCAAGAAACATCCGAAATACTTTTTGCTAGTTTATGATTACGCAACATGCCTTTTGTGTTTAAGTCTTCAATACAGATGATATCGTGATTTTTGATAATTTCTGTACTCAACTTATTCAGAAAATCAGTACGTTGATTCATTACTTTTTCATGCAATCGTGCTACTTTACGTTTTTGTGTTTGATAATTTCTAGCTTCAAACAGATTGATACCTTTTTGTTTAGCTAATAAGGCACGTCTTGACAACTTACGTTGTTCACGTTTGAGTTTCTTTTCCATTTTGGACGTAAATTTATTATTATCAAATTTTTGACCGGTAGAAAGAATTGCAAAGTCTATAATACCTAGGTCAATACCAACAGCAGAATTAGATTTAGGTAGTTCGCGAACTTCTTCTTTGCATAACAAAGAAATATAATATTTACCGCTAGAATGACGTGATATTGTAGCGGATTTGATAATCCCTTTTGGTTGTCTATGAAGCTTAATTCTTACTAATGACTTCAATTTAGGAACTTTGATGAATTTACTATCAATCAAAGCAACTGTACCATTTTGATTATTCGTTGTATAACTCTGAACAGGATTTTTCTTACTTTTGAAACGTGGAAATCCAACGGATTTATCCCGAAAAAAATTCTTGTATGCTTTATCTAAATTAAGTTGGGCATTGGCTAAAGCAAGGCTATCAATTTCTTTCAAAAACGGAAATTCTTTCTTGTATTTAGCTGGTGTCGGAAAAGTCATTTTTTTAGAAGAATCATTTTTAACTTCTTCATACGCCTTTTTTCGGTCATCAAGCATTAGATTGTAGACCTTACGGACACAACCAAAAGATTTGGCAAAGAAGATTTCTTGTTCCTCTGTTGGATAGATTCTGAATTTGTATGCTTTTAGTTGTTCCATAAAGTTCACCTACTTTCTATTTATGATTGTTTCCTTGATTTTGGATATACTTCTTAATCACATCAATTGGTGCGCCACCAGTTGTCAGAAGACAAAAACTTTTAGACCAGAACATTTCTTTCCAAAGAAATTGTTTGACTCTTGGAAAGTCACGTTTTATCAATCTTGAGCTGGCACTTTTATAGGCATTGATGAATTTTGTCAATTCTGTTTTAGGTTGAGCTTTGAACATAATATGAACGTGGTCTTTATCATGATTCCACTCCACTAAAGTAATGTGATACGATTCTGAAATTCTTTCAAAAGTAGTTTTGGCATAATCAGATATTTCATCATCAATCACTTGTCTACGATATTTCGTTACTAAAACAAGGTGGTAATAAAGAAGAAATACTGAATGATTATTTGTATCTAATTCCATGTTATATCAACTCATTTCTTGTATAGACTGATTGTAACATGGAACAAAATAAAAAGGCAATACGCCTTAGTTGTCGGTCTTCGAGTTACCAACGGTAACCCTCATACCGAACGGCATTCATCACCCACCTATAGAGGATGGGCGACTTCTGCCTAATTCTGTTAAATCGCCGTTCTCATTTTCTAACGACTCATACATTGCTTTGAGATTGTTTAAATCGTTGTGATCTAGTGCGTTCGCTAAAATAATCCATTGATTCAATTTAGGATCAAACATTTGATCAGCGATTGTTAACGGTTCGCCATCAGCACGAATTCCTTCAAGCGGTGGCTGATCTGTGTAAGGAACGGATACAAGCATGTCGTCCAATACTTTTCCTGCGTACTCTCCGCCAGTACGTCCATATTTCCAAATGTTTTTCATTTATTTCCCTCCCAGTAATTGAATTTCGGTTTCCAATTTGGAATCGGTGGTTCGACTTCTGTGCATTCTTCCGGTAAATGTTCTTCATCATTCACAATGATTTGCTCGAATCCGTAAGGTTCAATTGGTCTATATGCTGCCTTCATATCGATTCACGCTTTTCTAAATCGTGTAAGTAATTGCAAAGGTATAATCCGATCCATAACTTGAGTTTCTTCGCCATTTAATGGCTCCATCTGCACCAATAGATAACTGAGCACTGTTCAAAGTAGAACGGTCTATCGAGCCAACCAGTTGCTCAAAACTAATTGGTGGCCGATAGCCTTCTGGAATTGTTAGTATCGTTGAATCATTTCCACCACTGCTTTTTCCGTTTAAAGCCACAAAATATATAGAAACTGTTTTTCCTTCACGATAAAGCTTTGCTGATCCGGTATTCCCGTTTGTAACTGTTAATGTGGTAGTAGCTGTATCATTAATGCGTTCATCGATCTTATTGTCTAATTCATCTATAGCAGTCGCATTAGCATTCGCTTTTGTTTGAGCATCCTTAGCTGTGGTGTCTACTTCATTAATTGAAGCAGTCAACTGCGAATTAATCTCCGATACTTTCCCATCGGTATAATTGTTTGCTTTACCAGTAATTTCAGAAATTTTAATATCTGTGGCCAAGTTATCTTCGACATATTCTGGTGCTAGATCCCAAACATAATCTTTTGGATTGTTTGAATCACGCATACCAGTACCACGATATTTATACTCACTAATATTCGGGGTTCGTGTGTCGCCTTTTTCGATCTTGAGCCAGTCAATTTGACATGCACCTGTTGTTGATTGGGGATACTGGATAATAGTTAACCGTTTGGGGTAGTTAACTCCAACCTTCTGCGGTGTAAAAGTCAGACCCCATGTATCAACTAACCCTTCTACTGGCTCTAAGTTACCATATCTATAATCTCCACTATCCTCGTTGTAAACAATGAACGTTTGGATAGGTGGTTTGGTTGCCTTCATGGTAATTGTATAGGTTTGACCTAAAACAAATTCTTCTTCCATGTTAGCTTGGTATAGGCTGTAGGCGCTAGATTTGATTGGAAACGTAACAGACTTATTAGCAATATTCTCACCCAAAGGCGCTTTACCTAGCCAGTAAGGGTCATCAAGTAAGTTTGGCTGATATGGGGTGGCTGTTGAGCCTTCTTCGATTTTGATGTCGTACAACTTAAATCCGCCATTTATTTTATCCCTGTCAACAAAGCTAATACTCATATAAAATCGATCTAAATTTGTGATTTGATAATTAACGTTAGCTGTACCTTTGATTGTTATTTCTTTCCCTACATCATCTGTTGTAATATTTGTACTATTTGCTTCCAATAATATCTTTTCTCCTGGTGATGTACGATACACCAAACGTAATTTATCAATAGCTCCTGTAGTTCCTTCATCAAATCGAACTTTCGCACTCAGAGTATAGGTTTTCCCACTAGCAAGCTGAGGTGTATTAATACGCGTAAACATAATAATGCTTCCTGTACCATCAGAAGTAAAATGTAGCTTTTCGTTATCCGAAGTTAGTGACCCGTGGTAACCAACGTTAAAATCGCTCGATTTTAGTTTGGACATTAAATTCGGATTCCCACTATAATCATAATTCCCGAAGTCGATGCTGTTACTGTACATCACTTGTAAGTTACCTAACTTAGAAATTTCTTCTTTCAGAGCATCTAACTTGTCTTGTAGCGTTTTAGCTTGACCAGTTAAATCAGTAATCTGTTGATTTAAGCTATCCACTCTACCTTTGATTTCAGCCATAAAAGCATCAAAAGTTTCGTTGTACTTTCGAATCAACTCTTCTAATTGCGAAACATATTCATCGGCTTGGCCTTGCGAAATGTCAGACACTCCTAGTGAGAAAAAAATGATATCTTGCGTTGTTAAAATTTGATTGTCTTTTCTATATTCTACGTAGCAGTGTTTATAATATCCTGCTTCACTCATAAATGTGCCATCAAGAGAAAACGTGACTTCTTCACTAGTTACACTAGTTGCAACATTATCTACGTAACGGTTAGATGGTGTTGTTCCTTTTAAAGTAAATGTTCCGCCACTCGTATCCATCTGCAAGCCATTTAGAAACGGTTTAACCGTCACCGTAATCCCTTTATCACCTTGACGAGCCATAATAGCTTTGGTGTAGTTTAATTCTTTGCTGAAATCTAAAGCCAAATTATATAAACTGCTAGCCATTTATATACCTCCTTGTCTTCGTTTTAAAAACGTTTTTGGTCAAGCACTGTGCTATCATATGCTGTATCCTCTTTTAATCTAATATCTTCATACCCTAGACGGTGTGCCACTAAATTCCATCTAACTAATACGTTTGGCTTACTAGTTTCAATGATGAAATGGTCAATATCTTCATGAGTAACAGCACACAAAACTAGTTCTGTAGGTGTCACATGTGTCATATACCGACTTAGATTTACTGTTTCAGCAAACATGGGGTCAATATCAACACGAACTTTACCATCGTCACCTGTAACGGCTTCCCCATAATCAGCGAAATAATATTCTGGAGTTTCATAAGCGTTCAATAGTCGTTGTCCATAATGTTCTGTTGGTACAGTTGAGTTTTTAGTACCTCTAACAGTAAAATCTTTATATACTTGTACCGTTGATTGTTCAAACCTAGCAAGTTTCCCATCTTCCCATGAACCAAAAAAACAACCTGGTAACGTTAGCATACCATCACTAGTAAATTTCATAGTCCTACCAGCTACCTTAAATTCCCATGAGTTACCCGCACTACCATTAATGCTTAAAGAACTACCGTCGCCAGAAGTTACATAACTAGCATTGCTATACCTGAAATTGGGCGCACCAAAAGATAGAAACGGTCTGTTATTACCATTATCCCACGTACTAAAAACCAAGTTACCCTGTGGATTTCTAATCATGAAACCACCACCAGTTTTCATGGTGTATGATACAATACCGGCATCAGCACTTACATAATCACGTGCTTCTAGCTCCATAATATCTTTGTTAACTTTTTTTGAGTACCAAGTCATTTTGCCATTAGCAATACTTGTTCTATAATCAGCACCATCACTAATTAATGTAGTACCTCTAATAGTAATTCCTACTATTTCACCAGCCGTAATAAACGAGGCATTGAATCCGCCATCTAACGTCCATGCCGTTTCATATGTTCCATTAATGCCAGTTTTAGAAAAACCAATACCAGCATTGTTGATTTGTAAAACATTCCTTGCGGTATTCTTATCTGGTGTGTCCATAATCAAAATACGACTAGGCGCTTCTTTAGGATCTAATAAAACATAACCACCATTTTGACCAGTAATCATATCAGTTTGATGATCTACAATATCATTGAGTAAATCACTGATTTCGCCACCGTTTTTCAATTGATCAATGGCATCATTAATCAAATTGCTGACATTATTCTCTGTGTTTTCTAAGAAGTTTGTTTTGACGTTTCCTACAACTAATTTATCGTATGAATTGGTTAGAACATTAAACGTATATTCCACAATTCTCGCTGACATATTCACTTTTAACTGTGGATGATACACATCTACTCCGTCACCCATCGAAACTTTTTCTAGATCAACAAATTTTTCATAGCCTCTTTGATGCCTCAATGGTACTAATTCAATCGAACCACTCACTTGTGGTTTTTGTTTATCTATGTTTGTTTTCAACCAGTCTTTAGCAGCTTCCCTTAATGTGGCTACATCAGTCGCTTTGTCTTTAAAATCAACAAAAGAAACATATCCAGCAGGATAATCATCCACGTAATCCGTGAAAATAACTTCTTCTGGTAGAGTGATCTCGTCTTCTCCTTCTGAAGAGCTGCTAATGAATGGATAAACTCCAACTAAAACACTTTGAGCATCAATCTCTAAGTCAAGACCAGTTAAGTTTTTAGTATAAATCGCTTTGATTTTATGATCCGTGCCTAGCCTTTTTTCATGACGTAATGTGTTATTATCTTTTAGAAATTCCCCATGAAATCGATCTAGAATAGATCCCTCTTTTCCACCAAAGAATTCTAAAAAATTCGCCTTTTCTATCTTCACATTAGCAAGCGTATCTACTAATGACGAGAAAGAAAACTGTGAAGGAATAACTGGTTTCGCTAAAGTTTTTGCGTTTTGCCATGCCTGACTAGCAGTGATCTTTTCTGTTCCACTGTCATATTTATTCAACACCGATTTTCTTATATCATTGAAAATAGGTTCAGCTTTTACTTCTATCGTATTGCCTATTACAGAAGTCTTTGCATAATAAATCCGTAGACGCTGTTTTGCTCGATTTTCATCTACATAACACTGAATAATACGTCCTTCTACAATCAAATCTGCATTAGTTCCGCTTATTGGATAAGTACCCTGAAATATCTCGGCTCCGTTTAATTTATTGCTAACAGTAGCTGTTAACCAGTCTGACAAAGCGCCTAAACCTTGCGTATCATATAAATGTTCAGCTAAATTATTCGCGTCGTTTTTATCGTAAATAGTTATTAAATTATCGATCATCTATTTCACCTACCTTAACCCATTACGATAAATTTGTATTTTGCTCAAACCAGTACAATTAAAATAATTAATATCCACTTGCAATGTCGGATATTGCATGGTCTTCATTTTGTTGGACCGATCTAAAATATCTCCGTCCGATTGCTCTTCGTAGCAAAGCATCAAATCACTATCAATGACTACGTCAGTTCCTACTACTAAGCCTTCAAAACTAAACACATAATCATTTAAGATGAACTGGCATGAAGTAGCTGAAGGAGTGATGATAATCTTTGGAAAACTTTCTTCTAAACTATTATTCAGCAAGTTAAATGACTGTGGTTTATCTACGGTTATAGGTACATCTTCTTGAACTCTTGCGAATGGTTTCGCAGTAATATTTACATCGAACTCTCCCCATTCAACAATATCGTTTTCTGCATCCCCAATATCGATAGTCTGGATAACATAATAGACGTTGGGATCATCAGAGAATTCTAATTTCTTTGCATAATTTAACCAATGACGCATGATATAAAACGATTGCTTGAACGCTTGATGGTCTTCCACATCCTCTAAATAGTTATAGTGCAATGTAAACGACATGTCTTCAAACGAGTAATCTTGTACTAAGCCACCTAACCTTCCTAAAACAGAAGTTTCAACTCTCTGTCTTTTTGGAGAAGGTATGGTTGGTCTTTCAGCTAAAGCCAATTTATGCAAATAATCAGGAAATCCATCGATTATAGAATGTATACAATCAGTCATTTTTTCACATCCTTTTTAATACTAAAAAAACAGGAGAAATACTCTCCTGTTTAACGCCATGCCGAAGCATTATCATTTTGAACTTTTGTAATGCTATCAATGATTTGTTGAGTTGTTTGCTTCATAGTAACCTCATCTGCGTTACCATCAATTGTGAAATTGAATTCGTAGTTATTCACAGGTTGAATCGTTTGTGCCCTAGATGAAACTGATGTGCTACTCAAGATACGATCACCAATTTCTTGCAGCACAGATCTTTTCAAAGGTAAAACTGCTTCAGGTCCTGCTTCGCCGACACCGATAATATTCGGAGAATTAAACACACTACCTTTCGCATACCAATCAACACCCAACGTTGGGATTTTCCCCTTCAATGGATTGAATTCTCCGCTCAATTTAAAATGTGGTAACGGAATATGTGGTATAGAAATATTCAAATTATCAAAGATACTACTGATTTTATCTCTGATCCAATCAATTGGAGCGCTAACAGTCTTTTTGATACCTTCCCAAATGTTAGCAATTGTACTTTTAACATTATTGAATATGTCGGAAACAATACCTGTTAGATTGGACCAACCGCTTGAAATTGCATTTTTTCCATCGTTTACTTTAGAGCTAATAGTGCTTGTAATTCCATTCCAAAGATTCAAAGCAGTGTTTTTGATACCGTTCCAAATTCCGCTGATCCACGAAGATATACTATTCCAAACACTTTGAATGGCACTTTTAGCTGCGTTTATAGCATTGCTTATACTACTAGTCACGCTATTCCAGATATTTGATGCTGTAGAGCTGATTGAATTCCAAATTCCACCTAACCAACTAGATACAGTTGACCAAATATTTTGAATTACTGTAGCAGCTGCTTGTACCAAGCTAGTGATTGTATTCTTGATACTGTTCCAAATACTAGAAGCTGTTGCACTAATTGAATTCCAAATATTTGAAGCCGTAGTACTAATAGCTGTCCATATACCATTCCACCATGCCACTACTGGATCAAATATAGTATGGAATGTAGTTACAATTCCATTCCAAGCGATGCTTACCCATTGTGTCATAGTATCCCAAGTGTTTTTAAGGAAATCAGAAATAGGTGTCCAAACAGCTTGCCAAGCTGCGCCTAATAACTGTCCAGCTACATCAAAAATACCCACGATAATATTAATACCGGCTTGAATCAATGACGTTATTAAGGTCCATGGTATTTGAACAATTCCTACAATGTCTGCCCAAATAATCGACCATACTTCTTTGACTCCGTTCCAAATATTTGAAACCCAATCAACGAATGCTTGCCAAGTCTCTTGGACTCCTTGCCAGATGTTGGAAGCTCCTTCAACTAATCCGCTCCATAGCTCTCCAAACCAATCAGAAACTCCTTGCCAAATATCTTGAACCCAATCTACAAATCCAGACCAGGTTTCTTTAACTCCATCCCAAACTGATGAGGCACCTTCTTTTATACTTTCCCAAGTACCACCCAACCAATCAGTGAATTTACTCCATATTCCCTTAAACCAGTCAGTAATTGCGCCCCAGTTTTTTATAATTGCTATAACTCCAGCAATAACAGTAATAACTGCTCCTATTATTAATGTAGTAGGACCACCTAGAGCCATGAAGCCAACTATTATTGGCATTAATAAAGTAAATGCAGCAGTCAATCCGCCAATCGCTACGGCATAATCCTGTACTGGTTGTGGAAGATTATTAAACGCATCAGCCATCTTTCCTAGAAAATCAATTACTGGTTCGAGTGCATCTATGATTGTGTTGCCTATAGGAGCTAATGAATCCTTTAATTCAGCTATTTTTCCGTTTAATTCTTGTAACGGAGTAGTAGAATCTTCATTCATTTTTTGTGCAGATCCACTAACATCATCAAATGTATGGTTAACATCAGTCAAAGATTGGACAACTTTCATCGCGTTATCTTCGCCAAGTGCAGACCAAATTGTAGAAGCTTTATTTAATTGGTCGTATTGACCATCCATATTGCTAAAATCTTGAATCATGGAATTAATAACGTCTTTTTGTGTTCCTCCGCCATTTTTCCACTCTTCAAAAGCTTTTCTAGTACTTTCACTAAACATATCCATGTTTTGCTCAAATCGACCATCTGTTAACGATATTCCCATTTCCTTAACTAAGTCATTGACTTTATCAAGGTTATAAGCACCCGCATCTAAACCATTTTGAAGCATTCCGAACGTTTCATCAGCTGAATATCCCATTTGACTCCATAATTGGCTATATTCTGCCATATTGTCGCCTAATTCGTGCGTTTTATCTAAACCGTTTTGAGTACCCGAAACCATTAAATCCATTGCATCTTGAGCGCTCAAGCCGAAATTGACCATTAAGCCATTTACACCACGTAACGTTTCATCCATATCAGCGCCCATGGTGTTTTCTAGGACCATAGCTTGTTCCGTGATATTTTGTAAATCTTGATTATTTAAATCGCCTAAATTACGCTTTACCAAAATCAATGCATCTGTGGACTGATCTAACGATTCTCCAAAACCTTTATAATAAATGTCTCTGGCTACATTCGTTAATTCTTCAGCCTCTTGTTTAGTCAAACCAAAATTAGCTTGTATTTTACTCTGGGAACTACCTACACTATTAGCAGAGTCCACTGCTTGTTTCCCTAATTCTGTAAGCTTATCGCCAATGTCGCTTAAAACGTCAGAAGCTTCCATTAGATTATTCATATCTATTTTGCTTCCGATATCGTCCAAGTTAGTTGTATCTACATTTTTAGCAGCTTGTCCTAACTCTTCAAATTCACGTTCAGCATCATTAAGCTTCGCCTCCATCTGCATTGCTTCTGTGGATGTAGCGCCAAACTCAGACTGTGTAGCTTCTAACTGTCGTCTCAGGATATCTATCGTTTTCTCTGCATTTTCAGATTGTTGAGAAACATATTCTTGGGCTTTCGCTAATTTCTCGGATTCAGAAGCTGATTGACCAGCAGTTGCTTGCCATTTTTTGTATTCGGATTCAATCAGAGAAGCACTAGCTTGAACATTTTTTTGTTCACTATCCAACTGTTGCATTGTAGACTCGTACGTCTGTATTTCGCCTTTTGCTTGAGCTAGTGCATTACTCGTTTTATCAATTTCGTTTGACAAACGTTGTTGCGCTGTTTGTTGGTTAATCAGTTCTCTCTCAAGTTTCTGAACTTCGGTGGAATTTTCTCCATAATATTTTTTGGCATTGGCTAAACGTTGGCTAGTTACTTCAACTTTTTGACTTTGTAATTCATACTGCTTTTCTAAAGAAGATAATTTACTTCCTAACTTGTCTGATTCAGAACCAGTCTGTTGTAATTGAGCTTGTTCTAGTTTTAATTCTGCTCTATTTTTAGTTAATTCAGCACTGATTTCTTTTAACGTAGATTTCAATCCGTCATCGTTAGCTATGAATGTTACTTCTGCTTCTGTTCTCTTTTTAGCCATTTTTTACCTCCTTTCTTTAGTTTTTCTGGGATTGGTTTATTGCATAGTTTTTCCATCCTTCATAAGCACTCTTGTTGTAAGCCATTTGCAAAATGTCATCTAAACAGATATCGCTTAAAACCAAATCTGAAGGCATAGAAAAAACGTCGGTCAACATCGAATAGACATCGACCCACGTTTCAACTAAGAGCTTTGGCATTTTTACTTTTGAAGCTTTTTTTCCTTATTTGCTTTTTCAAATTCTTTTTGATAAGCATCGCGTGCTTGTTTGAACATCATCAATTGATAAATATAGCTGGCAGTAGCCATATCAAAATCCCATTTATCGATAAATTCATCGAATGAAATATAATCAGTCATGTTCGCTTGGCGGTAAGCAATATACACAGCCTTTGCACCTTGAATAACAGAAATATCCATGGATCCTTTTCCCACAGTCATTTTTGCAAACTCGTCTGTGTTAAAATCTCTATTGATCATCAATAATTTCTTGATATTCAGTTTAGGTTCTAAATTCAAAATTGTTCCATCGTTTAGTTCAATTTTTGAGTAATCTTCGTTCATTTCGCTACCTCCGTTTTTTTTACTGTGATTGAGTGGCCGTAGTTGTCACAACTGAAGTTTTTTTAATCACATCAGCAGATAGATTCGTCATCCATTGATCTGTTAAGTCTTCTTCAAGTTCTGCAACAATTGCTTCATGATAAAATTTACCAAATTCATCTTGCATAACTTTTGTTTCTAGTTCTAACGCAGCTACTTCATCCGCACCATTTTCAATAGAGAATGTTAATCCTGTATTCGAAGTGCATGCTAACATACCAATCAGCTTATTTTTTTCTTCGAAATCATCCACGATCTCTGCAGCAAGAGAGAAATCTTCCCCTACGGAATCAGGACCATAAGAGTAAATTCCCGATTTAATACGTTCATCTTGTTTCAACCCATTGAAGCGTCGATAAACTTCCATCGGTACATGTGCAGTAATTGTTACCGTCATATTGATTGGTTTAGATTTCGATTTTACTTCTGTTGAACCGCATTTTTTTACAATTCTCTGCATTTCTGTTTCGCCATCTAATTGTCCATTACAATCAGTTGAAATTGCATTTGTTGCATTCTTAAAATTAAAAGAAATTCTTTTAATACTTATATTGTCAAAAGTTGTTACTGTTGTTGTTTTAGCCATTGTTGTTCCTCCTATTTATTTAATTTATCGAATTGACGAATCAGAAGTTCTGTAATTGGATCAAGTGCAAGACCTAATCCTCTTCTCATAAATTCGTCCGGCTGATTTCTTTTAGAAGTACCTATCCCCAAATCAGGATATTTTAAATACTCAAATTTTCTTGTAGGTCTAATGATGAAACCCAAATTAATGTATTGAGTCTTAAGTGGACGACTATTTTTTGCGTGTTGGTGCCCTCTTCTTAAATCTGCTTCAGAAACAGGAATTTTTTCTGTAATCCTATCCACTGCAATAGCCGAACCTTTTGATTTCAATGCTTCGTTAATCAGTCGTTCGCTCTCGCTTGAATAGCGTTCCATCCGCACAAGAAGTTCATCATGTCCATTTATTTTTAGCTCCCAACTATTTTTAGCCATGACAATCACTCTTCAATAATCGTCTAAACGTAAATACCAATTGATCGATATAGCGATCTTGGTTCTCTAGTTTTAAATGATTGGGATCCATTCTCTGAAAACGAATCGAACGATTTTGAATCAATGAAATAATATCTAGTGAATCTCCTGTTAAATCTTCTCTATTTTCTGAATAGAAAGTTAGATATAGATTTTGACCCACGCTATATTTTGGCTCAGTGATCATTTCTATTTCTCCTGTTTCGAGAATGAAGTAATTAAAATCATCAGGTAGCTCATCCTCGCCTACGGAGTCTTGAAAGAGTTTGAGGCCAAAATGCTCTTCTAAGGAAGTTTTGATAGCAGAAATTTGCTTATTTAAACGTTCTTTTTCTTTAGAATTATCAATCACCATATTCACCCACACTTTCAAGATAAAAATAGATATAAAAATTATCGTAATCGGCATAGATAACGTTGTAACGCATACTATCGATTACGATAAAATATTGATCTTTATTAAATTTCTTGGCGATTGGATGAAATGGAGTCTTTACTTTCTTAGTTAATTTCGATCCCATCGCATCCATAGCTGTTATATCACTATCTCTCATGGAAAGATTTCTAAATTTTAAAGAAGTGATTTCTGTATCTTCTACACCAATCTTTTTTCCTAGTTCATTTCTTTTGGTAGTTTGCGTCAAAATCTTTAACCAACCATCGTTGAATGTTTCTTCGAGTCTACGATTATTCGCCATTCACATCACCTGCAATATATTCTTGTAGCGCATAATGTTGAATGAAACCTAATAACTCACTAGCGAAATTTTGTTCAAACTCATCTAAAGCACGATTCCAGTCGTATCTACATCTTTCGATTAGCAATCCGTATTCTAAGCTTTCAGGAGAAAAAGAAAGTGTTGTACTCACTTTACTTTGAAGATAAACAGCATTTTTAGCTATCATCTTTTTAATTGACTCATCTTCTTCGTTCCAGGTAACGTAAATATTATCCTTCACAGCTATTAGCAATTCTTCAGTCACTTGTTCAGGCGTCATCTAACCACCGCCTTAATTGCTTTAACATATGCGTAAGAGCATTTTTTCTTGTTTACAAATGATAAATCTTCATCAAAAGGCGTAGAAGTCACGTATCTCCCTTTGAAAAATAAATCTTCATCGTTTGTTGTTACTCCAGCATTGTGTAAGATTTTTACTTCTTTAACTTTTTCTATTGGATCAGTAGCAAAACAAAAGTCTAATTCCTCGTGAACTTTAGGACCAATATTGAAATACATCATGTTCCAAAGCTGTGCCCACATCTCGGCTGTCCAGATTTTTATATTTGTTTTTTGCCCTCTAAGGTAGCGATATAGCCGATTAGAATCCAGATAAACCTTTTTCCAATAATTCGCTTTAGGGCGGTTAATAACCCACTGTGCGCCTCCTGAATTAGTGTTTATAGTTTCCAAAGATTCTACTGTAACATTTACAATGTTTGCCATATCTTTTAGAATATTTTCTCCGTTTTCACAGCTTCTAATATAATCAAGACTTAGATAACTACAGCAGTCGCTACAATACCAAACATCATCTTTAGAAGGCAATTTGCGCAAATTAATTCTTTTATTGAAAATGACATCCGAATCGATATAGAAATATCGGTCGTCCTCACGCGAATGATCTTCTTCTAAATATTTCCACCATAAATATGGTTTAATCGAAGGAATATACTCTTTGTCGTCCCGCAGATCATCGTACACATGAACTTCAACACCATATTCCTTCTCAAAAAAAATAGGAATCTGATCATCGTGTCTGCTGAAAAGCAATACGATATCTTTGATTCCTAGTTTCTTCAGATTAGTTAAACAAACTTCAAGCTCCCATTTAAACCGATTGATTGCCGGCTGACAAAGAATATACTTCATTCTGATCACCTACGCTTGTGTTGTAGTTGTTGTGGTTGTTGGTTTTGTAGTTGTAGTAGTAGTTCCCAAAGCGCTAATATCTAATACAATGAAACTATCGTTACGTTTAGGTTGACCGTTTGCATATTGTTTAGCTAGATAAATGCGTTCGTCTTCAACAAAATGGTATTCATCTGAAGCTTCAATTTTTAGTGTAGATCCTACACCCATGAAGTAATCTGAGGCTACCCCAATAACTGCTTTTCCTTCTGGCACAGCCGTTGACTGCAAATCTGAAACTGGTACTGGCAATACTTGTACGTATTCTCCATTAGCAGTTAGTACAGTCTTAGCTGGGAATACTTTAGACCAGTAATCAGTTGGATTCACAATTAGGACCACATCAGAAGGATTCACATTACGATAAATCGGATCATTCACACCTTCGATATTGAATTTTGATAGTCGCGCCATCAAACCGCCCATAGTTACAGCATCTAAAGCTGTAATAGGTTCTGCTTTTTTTTCAGCATATTCTCCGCTAGTTTGTTTGCTCATGTCACGCATCATTCCGACTGGCATATCTTTACCAGTACCATCAACAATTGCTTGTTCTAATGCAATTCTCAATGATTCTACTAAAACAGTACGGACATAACGATCTAACCATACTGGACCTAAATCAAGCATTGCCTTACATACAGGAATATAACCTGATAGCTTGAACTGCTTCATGTTAATTACATCAAAGCCATTATCTAAAACTTTTTTAACAGCTTCGCAAAGTTTACCCCACCATGCTGGATTGACTCCACGTGACACAATCCATTCTGTTACACCAGTTGTGTTAACAAAAGTAATTTTTTGCAATAGTGGATGAGATTGTTCTAAATCTTCAAATACACGTTCAAATACAGTAGCTGGCACTAATTCTTCGACCCCTGCAAAACCTTCGTTTTTCACTACTTCGTTATAGAATTTTGTTTCTTGTGTAGTTAATACACGCTGACCACGGTTCATTAATACTAATTGATCTTGATTTTTTGCTGTTGCTTCTTCTAAAATTTTATCCTGAATTTCCTTAGATAAGCTTACCATAGCTGCGCTAAAAGATTCTTCGTTACCATCTTTAAAAGCTTTCATCAATTGGTCGCTTGCAGCTGTTACACCTTTTAAATTTTTAACTGTCATTATTTTACATCTCCTTGTCCAAATGTTTTATTTAATGCTGCTGTAAATGCAGCAATTTTTTCTGCTCTTTTTTCTTTAACGTCATTCAAAATTTCTTCAACGCTTTGTTCTTTTTTAGCTTCAGTACCTGAGCTATTTTCTGCATCGATAATTTCATCGACCAATCCATAACTCAAAGCTGTTTCTGCATCCATAAACGATTCTTTTTCAAGAAGTTCTTGCAATGCTTCATCTGTGCCATTGAATCGTGTTTTATATGAAGCCTTTACCGATTTATCAATTGATTCCAGTTGGTCAGCAATCGTACGGAAGTCATCGACATTTCCTTCTCCGTATGTGGAAGCGCGGTGAATCATCAATTGTGCATTGTTGTAGATTTTTATAGTATCGCCAGCCATTGCGATAATTGAAGCAGCACTAGCGGCTAAGCCGTTAATCACAACGTTAACTTTTGCTTTATTTGACTTAAGTAAGTTCCCAATAGCAATCCCTTGAAATACGTCTCCACCGTTTGAATTAATTACTACTTCAATTTCTTCTTGATCACCTAGACTATCCAAAATATTTTTGATTCCCTTGTCAGTATTCCCTTCAAAGAACCAACTAGAACCAATAAATCCCTGAATAAAAATTTGCGGTACTGCGCCTTCATTCTTTACTGCTAGAAATGTTTTCATTGTCGTCATTCGCCTCACCTCCTTTCGATACTTGTTGATTGTTTTTAGTTATAAATATTTCATCTGCCATCGCCTTATCAGAGCGATCATTTCCAACGCGCTCTCTTCCTTCGTTGATTGTAAATACTCCATTTCTAATGCCTACATCAATAGCGTCAACCAAATCTTTGAAGCTAGTAATCTTGATCATAGTTGTATCCACACGTACAAAATTCCCTGACAAGTATTCTTCTACTTCATAGAGACTAGCGTTAAACGCATCCTGAATAAGTTCAGCAATCGGTATGATTTCGAACATTAAAAAAGCGTCCACTTGATCCGATAACCCACTCATGTCTCCCTTTAGTAGGTTTTTCGGAACGTGAAACGCTGCTGCTGTCATCTCAAAGATGTCGTCTATTAAGTTTTTTATATCTCTTGAATTGCTTTGGAAGTTTCCGCTGAAATCTTCTAATGTGTACTCATTTTGTAATTGAAATACCGCACCTGCATTATCAGCTTCCATAAAAGCCTTAAATTGTGATGTCATCATTTTATTGATTTGATCTTGTGTTGTATTGTCTTGCGGTCGGAATAAATTCCCTTTCAGTACGTATCTACGAGCGTTAGAGCGCTTGTAAACATTCATGGCACTAGAAATGAGTTTCCCATACGCTTGATAATACGCATCGACTAGTTGCCTAATTTGTTGATCTGCGTATTTTATATAGATAACATCACTTTCTAGAAATTCTCTATCAAGGACTATGTTGTTAATTTGCACTTGAGAAAACACATCATCTTTCAATGCATATTCTGTGACATCCCAACTATCCGCAATAAATATTTCGCTAGAATTATTAGACGGAGAAACGATCAATACTTCATTGTAGAATATTAATCTCCTGATCAGTTTTTTTCTAAATTCTGTTGCATTATTTTTCTTATTAGGAGCTACATTCAGCCTATAGTAAAGATCATTCTTTTTATTTTTTCCATCTTCATATGACTTGAATTCCGCTTTACTCATCGCATTTGCAATCAAATCAATACAAGTTTCAATCGCAAATTTTCGATACACAAAATCAACTTGCAATTTACAAAATTTACAAAAGTATTCTTCTAAAGGAACCGTTGCTTTTTTTGTGAAGTATCCTACCGCCTTTTGAAAAATCCCCACTTTCTCACCTCCTTTCAAGTTAGAATACTAGAGGAGTAAATCCAGTTCCTGTATTTTCTACTGAGCTATTTGTGACTGTTACAGGAGCAGAATCATAAATATCATCTAAAAAATTCAAACCATGAAGGAATGAAAAAAAGCCATCCGTTTTTCTAGTTTCAGGTTCTATTTTTTCATAGCGTATATTTCCATTAGAAATATGCTCTTCATATACATTCATGCAATACCAACGCATAATCGCATCGTCACCAAAAAATAAACGTTGATTAATAAAAAGGTCATCAACCAGATCTTTTAACATACCATGTGTAACAGATCCGCTTCGAACAATTTCCACAGTAAAACCTGCTTCTTCTAAAGCGGGCTTCAATATTTTTGCACGGTACATATCCATAGCGATTTTTTTAATATAATATTTATTACTCATTTCAAGAAACCAACCTACAATATAATCAGCTTCTATATTTTTTCCATGAACGATCTGTGATTTTCCTTGATCTATAGAAATATCTATAACCTCTCGTTTGATGTTTTGTAATCGAAGGGCTGATTCGTGGATAAAAGTATGTTGTGTAAAATAAACATCTTTATCGTATTTTCCTAGCAACCCAACGCTGGCAAAATCTCGTCTATCAGCAAAATCGACTGTTCCTATCACTTCATCCATTTTTTCAGGAAATTCTTTTTCTTTCGTATGCAGAACATCATCATATGAAGCAACAGCAAATCGTGTATCTTCCATAGGTCTGTTCATTCGTTTGGTCATGAACGTAAGTCTTAAACCAGCATTACGTTGCATTTGAGAGTATTCTTGAAACATTTTCCGTTTTAAATCTGCATTGTAATTAATAGTTGGACAAGCTTTTTCCCACATGTCGGGATCATCAACTTCATTATCGTTATCCAAGCGACAAATAAATGGAAACAAACTAGAAAATTCTGCTCCATCCTTGTCAATTCCAAGTTCTCCAGAAAGAATCATTTTTGATTCTTCTATAATGTCATCAAGCGGACCACCACGAACATGACCATTAGTTGTATCATAAAATTCTCTATAATCTCGAATTTTACCACCACCAGAAGTAGCCACATTTATCATTGAATAATCTTCATTTTCGTGAATTTCATCAAAGCGGTTTGCACCTGGTCGCTTCCCATCTTTTGTTCTAGCATTTGCCGTGTTATAACGAAGTTTGCTGTTTGTAGCGATATTTTGAATAACTTCCTTCGTAGCTTTAAATACTTTTTTATCTAAATCAGGATGATCTTTAATTACTTTAAATACATCATCAAAACTAGTCTTTGCTTGGCTTTCATTATTGGCATAGATATCAATATCATAATTTTTAATACCGTGTTTAGCGGTTAGTAGAAAGAAGTTGTTCCAAGAAGCAAAACCAGTTTTACCATTACCACGTCCCATTAATGAAAGATATCTATTGAACACTAGTGTTTTATCTTTTTTCCATCGAACACCATAAATAAAACATTGTAGAAATTTTTCCCACGGAATTAATTCGAATGGAAAGTATTGTGCTGGTATATTGATTGAATCCTCTACCATCTGCTTATCGAAGTAAATATCTTCTCTAGTAAAGACTCTTTCTTCTAGATAATTTTTTAGCAATAATTGCTCTTTGCATACCTTGATAGTGCCTTCTTCTATAGCTTTGAACCAATTTTCAATATGCTTATAACTCAGGAATTGATTCATTTGCTTCACCTACCAATTCAGGAGTAATGGCAAGTTTATCCAACATCAATCCCATTTGTTTGTTGACAGAAACAAGCAACGCTACTGATTCATTCTTTTTACCATTCTCCAGTCTAATGCCGTTCTCGGATATATCTTCTTCCAGTGATATCGCCGTTTCCCATAAACTGATATAACGATCAACATTATCTAAGAATGGCTCAATATTTGTTTTCTGACTTTCCAATTGGCTTATTAAAGAGCGGCGTAATTTTTCTCTGTAGCGATTTTGAGACAATTCGTTTTTAAACATTTTAGCCCTCCTTTCATGATAAAGTTCGAAAAAATCTCTTTTCCTGACAGCCCCCTCCGTTTCATCACCCCCAAAAAATTTGCGATTTATTTTAAGGGGGGGTTATCTCACCATCGGAATGAAAGCTTCAGCGAAGTCAATGTAATAATTAATCTCTTCAATACTATATCCAAAAACATTTTTTATTCTTTCGACGTTATTATCTTTATTCAACGCTTCTCTTACTTGATTCACTTTGTATTTACTACAACAGTTATCTGATAACAGATCCCTAATACCTACATAGCGAACGTATATCAAACGTTTAATTAATCCCTGAGTATAAGATGAATACTCTTCAATCTTTTCTGTATCATACTCTCTGCCATTGTCATTGATGATCATGCACTTACCACCTTTCACTTGCATCGAAGTTAGCGAAGCTTTCTATCTTCTTCTCTTGTTTATCTAACGCTGTAAGATATCTGCCATGAACTTCATTATGATGTTCAACACATAAACAAATAAGATTATCTAAATCTAAAGCTAAGTCAGGTCTATCCTTGACTTCCTTTATATGATGAACGTTCTCTACTCTATGATACTTACCTAGTCTTCTACACTCTTGGCATTCATAGTGATCTCGTTTCATCGCTTTCTCTCTAAGCCTGCGCCATTTAGGAGACTGATAGAACTTAACCAAACGATCTTCTCTTATCAACTGTAATAACCATCTATAGAATTCCTCGGTCATGTCCCATCTCCTTTCGCAATCTTATTTAATACTTAGCTATTCTTTTGCCATACAATGGAATAACTTCATTGCTTTCCTTCCGTTTATATGTATCGCTCTTTATTGGTCTTCTATACTTTCGTACTATCTCACCGTTACCGTTTTGCACAGTGATTACTTCATGCTTCTGTTCTAAGTATTGTGGTCTATACATCGTCGTGCCTCCTTTACGCAAAATAAAAAGACCACTCAAAGAGTGATCTACGAATTTTAAAAAATCTCATACTGAAATCTTATTTTTAATGTCTTTATATAAGTTCGAGCCTCGCAAAACATAAATATCTTGATAATATTCTTTGCCATTATATTCTAAGAATAAAAAGGAAAATTTCAATTTTTTACATTTTTTATATCTCTTTTCTAATTTCTTGCTGTTCTTTATGTTAGCTACCATTGCAGTAACTAAACTTTCATTTACAATTGGTATTTTTAGACCTTTTTCTAAGTATCCAATATTCTGGAATTCTTGATTAATAAGGTCTGTTGGATTGAGATAAGATATTTCGTGGTCCACATATTTTTCAATAAGCTTTTTAACTACAGGGTATTTGTAAATATATTTGTACCAATGCTTTCTGATAAAACGTTGGAAAATGTTATATTTACCTATAATCCCGCAAAACTTTATTGCGGTTTCAGATTTCCCTTCATTTAATAAAGTTATAGTAAACCCATATTTACCGACGACAGTAATATCTTTTTTGGTTATTCCTTCAGTTATTCTTGATACAATTTTAGAACTATTAGAATACCAGTAGTACTTTGATGTTTGTTGAATTGTAATCACTATCAAAATAATACCTACCCATTCGCCTAACGTACCATATCCATCAAATGTAAACCCAAGAAATTTAACTACGCCCACCATTTTCTATCACCTCAGAAATAATATTATCAAATAATCTTAGATAACTAAACAGGGGACTTGTAAATTTCAGATAATTACTCATTGACTTTTCCCATTCATCCTTTATTGCGTCTACCCTTTCCGCCACAGCGACAAATTGATATTGTGAAATTTTATACATAGCTTATAATTTTAATTATCAGCGAGTGGTCCGCTGAAATAAATTATAGGTGGTGAAAAATTTGTACTTTGTTATAAGAGAAGCAACTAATGGCCAATATTACTTCGTTATTAAGTCCAATAACAATGAAGTAGTAGCAACTAGCGAAACATACTTGACTAAATATTCCGCTGAACAAACCATTAATTCTATAAAAAACGGAATCACCAAAGACTCTCAAGTTATCGATATGACTAAATAAGACGACTAACTTCATTTGCTAGGGAGTTCATTTCAGCTGCTTTTTCTACCAAAGCAGTTGAGATACTTTCTAGCTTTTCTGATTTAACAGAATTAAATACTGGCGTCTTGATACTAATCGATACATCTTGACGAGAATCAGGACTCGTTGCTCTATTTTTTTGCACCACTGATCTGTACTTTTCTACTGAATGATACTCAATTACTTGTTCCAAATGTTTTTTGTACTCTTTACATACAGCTTCTTTTTGGATCAATTCTAAACGTTGTTGCTCAATAATATCAATCAACCGTTCCCGATCCATACCTTGATACTTTATTTGTTCGACTTCCATTCATTTCCCCTCCAATACATAAATTAATTAGCTAATTGTTGCTCATTGATCTGGAGAGCTATTTCTTCTTCTATAAGCTCAACGATCTTCCTTTTTGTCGAATTTAATTCGAACTTATGATCCATTAAAGTAAGCTTTATGTTCTTAATCTTTTCACCTTCGAATTCTTTGATAATATCTTCGATTCTTTGGTTTACTAAAATTGTTAGTTGATCAATTTTTTCGGAAGCGATCTTCATTTTATATACCCTCCAATACATAAATTAATAGACAGCAACGGATGATAGATAATAAGAACAATTTAGAAGGAGTTGAAATTCACATCCTTATTCTTAATATTTCCGCTGCTGCCTATCGAAGCTTAATTAAACGATGAGGGAGATTTCCTCCCTTACATTTTATTTTGTCGATCCTGTTTCCTAATCTTTCGACACTATCATAATACAACGTTGAATAGGTAAGTGATTGGTATAAAAAAGGTATAAAATGGAAACCAAATTGGTAATAAAAGGGTATAAAAAGTGTAAAAACTGGCTACTTGAAAGCAACCAGTTCTAACGATGAAGCAAATTGGATGATAATTCTGTTTGATTCTACTTTAACCGATTCTTCGCTAGTATTATTCCTTTGAGCAGTTACATAAATGGGCAGACCATTGATATAACGATCATAGAATATCTTCTTGCGCCTTTCAGTCACATCAGGCTTATGCGGATGCTGTATCGCTGAATAGCCTCGAACAAACAATTTATGCAGATACTCAAATTCTTCCTGTGCTTCTTCTTTATCGATCAGCATTCTTTCTGCTTCAAATATATGATCAGCTGTAGAAGGTGGAACCAAGGAATAAGATGCTGTCACTTTTGGTTCTCGATGTTGCCCTACTCTACATCTAGCTGATAGATATGCTGAAAGAAACACAGCGACATTATGTTTTGTGCGTTCCATATCAACATCTTTCGCGCTTGGTGTCTCATATTTCTTTACATCGAAAAGTACCATCCTCTGATTCCCCCAATTATGATATAATACTTATGTCGGAAATATTATTCATAGTCGGAGGAATCCGACTTTTTTTATTTTGTACGTGAAATGAGTTCTCCTGATTTATACGCCTCAGCAAATTCAACCAAAGCTACTGCCTTCATTCTCTCGATAGTTCTATCGGAATATCCTAATTTTTCTCCTATTTGATACATTGACATCTTATTAGGAAAACAATAACTATAATAAAGTACCTGGAAATGGATTCTACTTAGCCGTGTTAATGCTTCGATAACCGAATCTCGAGTACTTATCGCTTCAATGATTTCTTCGTTTTGACTGTCAATTGTGAATTTCAAATTTTTGGTAACAGTCATCACGGAAAAGTCTATTTTCACTGGTCCGACCAAACGTTCTAAATTTCTGTATCTTTTTAGTAATCGTCTAGCATTTTTCCTTGTTTGCTTAATATCTATATTCTCTAAAATGTTCACAATTGCCTCTTCTCCTTCCAGTTGTGGAATAACGCTCATTGTTGTAGGATAGTTGTAAAAAAGCAAAATTAAGATTTTATAACTTCCATGTCCACCAATCTCACCACTGCTAAATTCTCTTTGCTTTTCGCTAACCACTTATCACATTCCATCGTGTTTTCAATGCGAATGATTGCTGAGTGATTATAGACGTGTTCTACATATCCACGAAATGGATAGATGAATCCTTCTGCTTCGCAGCGAACCATGTCACCGACTTTGAATTTTGGTTTCTTACGTGTTTTAGGATTCTTTGTCGGCATATCTAGCATTAAACCGCCGATGCCGTGGCCGCTGGAGTAAAATCCGTCTTTTAGTTTCATTCCGCTTCCTCCTCTTTAGCTGTCAATTACTTACTCGCAAGTCACTAAAATGGCTACTTCATCGATAAAGTTTCCGTCTTCGTCTTCCATTCCTTGCTGAATGCTAATGTCGGTAATCTGCTTAAAAAATTCGTTGTCATAGCCTTGTGCGTTTATCACTACTTCGACGTCTCCGAAAACCTCTTTGAGACTATTAATTTTATTTACTACTTCCGATGCGTCCATGACTACACCCCTTTCCAGTTAAAAATCTCTGTCGTTAATAGACTACTGTTCAAAGTATTCATCTTCACTCATCCTTCTGCCTCCTCTTTAGTTGTCATTAGTGGACTAAATACTACCTGTTTGAAAACCATAATGTGCAGTTTCAACGCCGTCATAATCACTTATTTCCCACTCAGCCCCATCGGGTATATCAACGACTTTAAGACTTGCATATGGTCCACTGGCCTCACTTCCTAGTTTTTCGACAACAGCAACGAGGTCCTTATCACCTCTGTTTGAATCACTTGAAAAACTGGAATCATCAGCAATTCCGTACAGTCGGTCAATTTCGCTATAAATTCCTGTAACTTTGTCGATTTTCGGGTCTTTTTTGAAATAGTAGATAAAATCCATCGAACCTAGCTTTTGGCCTGTGTATCTCGTGTATTCATCATCTGAGTCATAGCTAAAGTTATTGATGTATGGGAATACTTCAATATTTTTTCTTTTAAAAATTTCCATTTTTGCTTCATGGCTCAACCCAAAGCCACCAAAACATTTATTTAATACAATCTTCATTACTTTTCCTCCTTTGTTTCCTCCGTTAGCTGAATTTTTTCATAAACACAAGCCAATGTGTTTTGCTTCGTTTATTACCAAACAATGGCTGTTCTCCAATAGCCTCTAACACATCAGAAAGTGGTATCTGTTCCTCGTTCCACTTAAAAATTAATGTTCCTGAAGGTCGTAAAACTCGCATACACTCTGCAAAACCTTGCCTGATGTCTTCTGGCCAAAGTTCGTCTAATTTTCCATATTTTTTGGCAAGCCATGAGTTTTCGCCGACATGTCTTAAGTGTGGCGGGTCAAATACAACCATATCGAACACATCATCTTCAAAAGGCATATCGCGAAAGTCTGCGACCACATCTGGATCAACATTGATCACATGACCTGTTGATAATTCTTCATACTGCTGACGACAATCCATAAATGTTACGTCAGAATTGTTCTTATCAAACCAGAACAATCTACTACCGCAACATGCATCTAATATTTTTGGCAATTACTCTACCTCCAATAACTCTGGATTCTCGTAGACGTTACCTAAAACAGTGAGAAATCTTTCTGTATCCCGATAAATAATTAGCTTACTTATCTTCCGAACCATTCGACTCTCTTGTTGAGATAATTCGTCCATGTCACGATCACCTATAATTTGCAACATTATCTGACGACAGATTCTTTTTTCTTGTTTAGTCAAATTCATGCGATCGCTCCTTTGACTGGTTTTATGCGCTTGTCTGCTGTTTGAGAAAATACCATCGTAAATCCATCAGAGTTGACAAACATTCTTGATATTGTTCTCGTACCGTAAGCTTTTTTCAGTTCTTCACCAAGCAAGTTCGTTGTGATAATCGTTGCTAGGTTCTGTCGTGCATCCAAGAACGAATTTAGCGTGTTTATGCCAAACGCTCGACTATCTGATGCATCTTTTCCTAGTTCTGAACCGATATCATCAATGATGACTAAATCCGCTGTTTTGATATCTGCAATCAACGATCCCTCAATCGTTTTTCTGAGTTCAGGATTGTTGTACGAAAATTTGATTTGATCCAGCATTTCCTGTAACCCGATAAATAAGATTTTTTTATCGTAGTTTGATCGCTTCAAGACTTCCCAAGCCGCTGCCATCGCTAGGTGACTTTTACCTGTTCCTTGTTTTCCAGTTAAAACAAGGTGACTTGGATTTCCTAACAAGACTGAATTAACAAAGCGTTTGGTTACTTCAACCGCTTGTCTTGTTTCTTGATCGACAATTTGATAATTCTGCAATGTGCAATCAAACAACGCTTGATTAGGCACAACAGAACCACCTTTGAAAAAATTGATTGCTCTTGCTTTCAGGCTCTCGTTGTAAATTCGTTCTGTTTGTAAGTCTTCCTGAACTCGCAATGCTTTATACCCACATTGCATACAGGTTGGCTTACAACGTTCTGAGCCATCAGGGTTCTTCGTACGCCATCCATACAAAGGCTGTCCGCATTCAGGACATTCGCCACGTTGGACAAGCACTTTCTGTATCAGCTTTTCCATGATTTCCCCAACAGTTTCCATGCCTACGCCTCCTCTCAAATAGGCAACTCATCTGTGCTAAATTTCTCGTATTCAAGCGTTTTAGTTTGTTTTGTTTTATAATCACGATTTGCTTGCGCTGCCATTGTGTCGTATTTTTCTCGCAATTTTTTAGCAGATAAAATATTCGATGCCCAAAACACATTGTGCTGACTCCATTCAATCATTCCCCGTACCTGGTTTTCGGTCCGCTTGTCGATCTCGATCATTTTCCGAATGTCATCTGCCCAACTTTGCAGATTCGGCTTTTTGATTTCCTGATTCTGACAAATCTGTTTGAATAACTCCTCCGCGAGAATGTAGTAAACTGAGTCGGTGTCGTAAACACGCTTTTTGCGTGGTTGCGACGATGATGTTTTATTATTCTTTTCATTCTTATAATTCTTTTCATTCTTGTTTGTGTGCACTTGTTGTTCACTTGTTGTGCGTTTGATGTTCATTTGTTGTTCACTGCTTTGGTACAAAGACCAGTTTTTTATTGATATAACGCTGTATTTCGTAGTTGATTTGATGTTCAACATTCCGTTTTTTTCAAATTGTTTTAGCCATCTCCATACAGAACCGCTGTTCACTTGATGTTCACGTTTCACGCCTTCGTTCATCTCAGATGTGATAGCATCGCGCCCTGTGACGAATTCTCCGCTGTTCACTTGTATCTCTTTTCCATTAAAAAGTATCTTGCGATTCTCATGACTCGCTTTCATCAAACACAAGTTCCATAATTTATACATATAAGGATTGGTCCAAACGAATGAATTCATCACTTTTCGATGTAATTTGACATATCCTGTGTTCATTCGTATTTCTCCTCTAGAAAAGCAAGGGAGAAAGCTCCCTCATTATTTGTTTAACGGCGGATTAGATGCATCAAATAATCCAGTTTGTACATCTTCATTTTCTTCAGATATAACCTCTGCTTCTTTTCTTTCAGGAATATCTTCTTCAACTTCTGTTTCAGCAATAATGCTGCCGTCTTCTTGAACCCTTTGGACTCTCTCATCCGATGTGGTGGCTTCTTGCATTTCGATGGACAAGATTCCCCATTTAGAAAGAAGATTTCTCAAAACAGTTTTTCGTGCCATTGCATTGTAATCAGATGCCCACACACCACTTAACTTTGTCTTATCGCGATCTTTATTGTTAGCAATCCGATGAGCTTCGATTTCTTGTTTGGTCCAATAGACAGTTTTTTTGAATCCATTCAGTAACTCGAAATAGCCAACATATCCAATGACTTCATCAGACGTTCTACCATTTGGATCAAACTCAAACTCTTCTGTCAGTCGGTTCCAGCTTTTTAGTTCTCCTTCGTAAACTTCGATCACATTTAATGCTTTGTATTTACCTGATCGTTGGGCTAATTGGATATATCCTTTATAGCCAAGCATGAATTGAGCTTTCTTTTCCCATTTTCCTGTTTGCTTGTTTTTACTATTGAATGGAACTAAATATGCATAACCTAAATTCTTATCTAGCCCAAGATTTAATGTTGCAGCAGTTAACGCACCACTCATGATAGACATCGGTTCACTATCTGCAAGATAACTGTCATTAGATACAAGAGTCATAACATTCGACATAAAAGCATTAGCATTGTCATGAAGCACCTCTTCGAACTTCTTTCTCATTGTTGGTGTATTCATCAAAGCTTTAAGTCCTAATTGACCTGGTGCAACTTGTTTCTGTGGCTTTGCTGCCAATTGATTTTTTAACGATTCATTTGTTGCCATATTATTTGATCTCCCTTTCGGTTAGCCTTCTTGATTCAGTAACGTTATAAATCTCTTCATCATTTGCGACATCTGGATATTTCTCTGCTAGTTTCTTCGAGTTCATACGTCTCGTACGGACAAATTTCCAACTGATGATGTTTTTTTGAGTGATACCGATACTGGCTTCACGTTTACCTAGCTCGCTGATAATCTCGTTGTCTACTTGACGGATAGCTGATTCAATTTCTTTCTTAGTCCGTTTGAGTTCGTTTTTCTGTTCAACTAGTTCATCGAAATGAATTGGTAACGTCGTTTGAACGTCTTCAACATCTGCATACTTCTCTTTCAAGAAATCAGCTGTCGCTTGACTACCATCAATAATTGGCTCGATACCTCCAAGAACGTTTGTTTCCCAAAACTCTACTAATTGTTCAGTGATTGTATCGATCAGCTCTTGATCTCGTTCAATCCGCTTCCAGATAAATTTTTGACCACCGATTAAGACAGCGATGTAACAATAGTCTTTGTTTAGAACGTTCATGTAATGTTGAACTTGACAGAGATAGCTAAGCGGTACCTCTTCGCCTTCCCATTCTTTACCGAGAAATTGATTGGCTGTTTTGCATTCCAGAATGGCATTTTCTCCCACTACTTCCCGATCAATATTTGCTCTTAAAAATGGATGTAATGGATGTTCAAATACTTGGTTTCTTCTGCGTACTTTTTTGCCTGTACGTTCCTGAAACTCTTTAGCAACCACTTCTTCTAAAACATTACCCCAATAAGCGGGCTCACTTCCTGATTCTTCAAGTACTACTTGTCCTGTTTTTTCTAGCCATAGTTGATAAGGAGATTTCCATTTATTCAATCCTAAAATTGTTCCAACATCCGAACCTCCGATGCCTTTCTTACGGTCTTCAAGCCATTCTTGATGGCTCATTTCTAAGGTAGATTTACTCATCTTCATCCTCCTCATCAATTGGTGCTTCATATGGTGGTTTAGCATAATCAGGATCAGTTAAATAGTTGTCAAGATTTGCTAACTCGTTCATGTTTAACCTCTTTTCTGCTTGCTAACACGCAAAGCACAAGCATGGTAATTGCGAATAACAAGCCAAAGATTACATAACTTTTCGCTACAATCACTAACGTGAAAAATAAAATAATGAGTAGATCAATTGTTTTTTCATTCATCATTGAAATTCCCCCTTGAGAATACGAGTCATCACATCAGCTAAATCTTCCTTGTTATTAATAACAAAAGTATGATTTGAAGGTTGATTTTCTTCTTCATTTTTCGCTTGTTCGTAAGCATCCACAGCAATTCTACGCATAATATGTGCTGACAATGGGAGATTTTCATCTAAATGTTCTTCTTGCATAGCAAGACAAAGTAAAATTTCTGTTGTCTCACCATAAACGAGACTTTTAAGTTCCCCTTCTTTTTGGGCTGTACAAATAATAGAAACACCTTGCTTTTGGCATTCACGTTTCAATTCTTCGATAAGATTTTCAATTTTCTTATTCATGTGATATAATTCTCCTAGTTTTATAAATTTGTATGTGACTCTTTGCTGGCTGGCAGAGTCACTTTTTTATTTGTTGCCATGCTTTTTGCTTTTCGATATGTTGCTTGCTTAAAATAATAGGGCGGCTATTTCCCCACCGATTATCAGCAATCACTTTACCGATTTTTAGCGCTTCTTCTCGTGCCATAGTTGCTCCTTTCTTTTGAATCAAGCAGATTGATTAAAACCATCAATGCTGCGAACAAGCTTCCCCCGATAATACTTTGGTGCGCTACAATCACTAATAACCCCAAAATGAATCCTATAAAAAGTGTGTCTGTCTTCTTCATAATCTAATCTCCCTATTTTTTATTTCTAGCATTCTCAAATCCTCAAGTTCAGAAGCAATTAGTTCAGCTTGCCTATCTGATAGCTCATCGGCTTTTCTAAGCGCTGCACGGTCATCTTGTAATTGTTTCCTGCGTTGTTTAATCAAACCGAGAATTTGATGTTCTTGTTGCAAGGTATATGCCATATCACTTCTCCTTTCGTTTATTGAATTTCTCCATTTCTATTTGATAAAATATTTCTATAGAAATGGAGGTGAAAACTATGGGAAAAAATCAACATGTTGTACCTAATTCCAATGGTGGTTGGAATGTCAAAGGTGCTGGAAATTCTAAAGCGACTGCACATACTAATACAAAATCAGAAGCAGTAAAAATCGCTAGAGAGATTTCTAAAAATCAAGGATCTGAGCTATTTATTCATGGCAGAGATGGAAAAATTCAAAGCCGTGATAGTCACGGAAACGATCCACACCCACCAAAAGGTTAATCATATTTAGGAGTTAATCGAATACGATAACCGTCAGCAGGAGTTGCATCGGTCAATGTAACTTCTGCTACTTTTTTCCCTTCTTCTGTTTCAATAATTAATCTTGTGTAATTGTTCTCATTCAAAATCCCTATTTTTGATTCTTCCTTCATGTCATCCCTCCTTCGTCTCTCGCCGTCACCACCTCCAAGAAGAGGAGTTGCCAAAATGAAAAAACGTGGACTTTGGCAAACTTGAAAGGAGAGCAGCAACTCCTCTTTTCAGAAGTGGTGAATTTAGATTTTTTAGCTATTAACAAACAGCTCTAACTCTAAATCGATTTTTAGAACGCCATGTTCTAAACTGTTCATATAAATCGACATCAATTGTTATTTCTTTGGAAGTAACTGCGTTATACCCCTCACTAAAACGTGATTTTTTAAATTCCTTCATTCTTCTTTGATAAGTACTTTCAGAATACTTATATTTCTCTTTAAACTCCGCTTTGCTCAAACGTTGTACCATTTTTACGCCTCCTGTTCTGATGGCTGATCATTAGAATCTACTTCTAACTTGATATCCAAAAGTTCTTCGATTTGTTTTAAACGTTCCTTAGGTTTTCTTTTTTCGATGAAGATATCTCGTAAATAAGTAATTGATATACCCATTCGTCGAGCTAACTCTCTTTGACTCCAACCTTTCTTTACTAAAGCAATTAATACTTGCTGTTTTAAAGTCATGCTTCATACCCCCTTATCGAATATTTTCTAATATTTTTGTCTAATAAGTTTGACAAAAACTGCAAATATGCTATTATGTAAGCATACAAAATACAGCGCACAAAAAGCGAGCTTACTGATGTCTGGGGAGACTATTAGTTTATTGCTTTTAGTCTTTGTATGCCGTAAATATCTTGCTTACAAAACTAGTATAACTGCAAATTCTCTATTTGTAAATAGATAATTTGCAGAAAAATACTTTTTTTGTCGGTATTTTGAAAGGAATGCATATCCTATGCTATTAGACCGTATAAAAATCTTATTAAAAGAACGTTCAATGACGTTGGCAGAACTTGAAAGAAAGTTAAATTTCGGAAATGGAAGCATGTCTAGATGGAATAAAAGTACTCCATCTGGAGATAAAATACAAAAAGTTGCAGATTACTTTAATGTATCAACTGATTATCTTTTAGGACGTACTGATAAACGCCATTATTATGATTTAACAGAAAAAGATAAACAAGATATTGCTTTACAAGCTGAAAAATTACTTGAAGGCTTGAATTCAGATGCTGAAACAAATTATTATGGTGAACCTTTAGACGATGAAGATAAGGAAAAATTATACGATGCCATTCAACTTGCACTTGCCTTAACCAAAGTTAAAGCAAAGAAAAAATTCACTCCTAAAAAATATCGTCAATAGGTGGGCTTTGGTATGCATTTAAACAAATACTGGATATTAGAAGAAATAGAAAAATTATTTGTAGAGTTTGGATCTGATGCGATTAATCCATATAAAATAATCAAATATTCTGATATAGATTTAATTGAAACTGATTTAGGGAATAAAACATTAGGACAAACGATACACAATAAAAGATGTTATGTGATATTAATTAATCAAAACCTATCACCTTCTATGAAAAGATTTGTATTATGGCATGAAATAGCCCACGTTAGACTCCATAAAGGTATTTGCACAGCAGCTTTTAGAGCAAACAACCTTAGTTGTATGATTTATGGTATAGAAGCTGAAGCTAATATGTTTGCAATTGAAATGTTAACTAGAACAATAGATGAACAAGATTTATCTGATATGAGTCAGTTCCAAATTATTGAATATTTAGGGCTTCCTCATAATCTTGAACATTTAGTATTACAACATTAAAAATAAAAAAGCCCATGCTTTCACATGGACTCTTTCCTCATTTCTGAGTAAACTCTACAATAATTATATCAAAGAAATGAGGAGTTTTGAATGTTATTATTGATTGGACTTATTTTATTAATTATAGGAATCACTAAACTGTCGAAAGCTAACACAATAAAAAAAGAAGCTTATGAATTAGAACAAAAAAATGATGAAAAACTAAATAAATTACATGAT